TGAGCGAGTCCGTCGGGACCAACACCAACAAAGGTGGGGAGATCGCGCTGTGCCTGGACGGCGAACCCAACGTGATTTTCCATGTCCTGATCCACGAGCTCGCGCACTGCACGGTCGGGGAGTACTCGCACTCACCGGCGTTCTGGAAAAACTACGAGGAGCTCAGGGACATGTGCGTCAACATGGGAATCTACGAGCGGGTGATGGAGAAGACGGAGTTCTGCGGTCAACACGTTCAGGATAAATAATATCTCAGTTTACAGTAAAATGAAGTCTTCGCTCTCCGTCCTGGGATATTCACTCATTTCCTGGATCATCCTGTACGCGATGCTACTCGTGCCCCAGTACACGAAAAGTTACCTGGTTAACCTGTTCTGGATGACGATCATCGCACCGAACGCCATGCGCTACGCAGTGGGTATGGCACCTCAACTCGCGGTGAACAGGCAGTTTTTCTTCAACGCGACGCTCATCAGTTTCATCATGGTGTACCTCATCAACCTCGCTTCTCCGGACACGAGGGAGGCTATGAAAGACAGTGGTAAGGCGTCCAACGATAAGAAACTTAAGCTCAGTGCCTTATTGTCGGGGACGTTCGCCGTTGGTGCGCTCGTTGCCTGGAGGTTCGGAGACAGCTCCATCTACAGCAACATGGGCTGGAATTAATGCTTGACGACGTAATCCTTCACGAGGAAGAAGATCACCGCCGCCACCGCGCCGGTGGAGGCGAGGCCGACCAAACTTCTACCCCCCTGTTCGTTAAGGAACTTGGGGATAGAGGTCGCGAGGCGATCCTGAATGGGCTTAGATACCGACATGGCCGCGCAGAAACCAGCGACGAGTGCGGTGAGCTGGTCGTCGGTCAGGTTGAAGGGGTTCTTGCTCGCGGGCTTCTCGCCCTGCATCTGGTACGCACCCTGGGGATCCGGGGCGGTCATGTGCGGCATGGCGCCCTGCATCTTGGGTTCGTGCTGCACCATCGGGGGTTCCATCATGATATCGTTAATAGGGGTAGAGTCCATCGTCGTCTCTTTATGTTCAATGATATTTTTTTCATGTTGAATATACGCTGACGATTCATTCTGCCTGAACGTCGTCGCGGGGTTGTTGTTCATGAGAGGAACCATCCCTTCACCGTTGTCGGAGAGGTTCATGGTCATCACGTTGTCCGCCATATACTGTACACGTAGTTTTTAGAAGTTTCAATGAGACGCATCACCTGGTCTTGGTTATCTTGAGGTTTGTTTTTTTGGTCGCTTTCTTGGCGTCGTCCTCCTTGACGTCGCCGTGCTTAGGGTTGTACATCTTCTTGTGCAGCCTCCACAGATCAGGACTTCCCACCCTGAAGTTTTTCCTGAGCGTCGCCTTGTACCAGAACACACAATCCTGAATCTTGTTAGACTTTACCGTATTATCTAACACGAGACACTCGTAATTTTCGGTGCACGCATCCATAACCTTACAGAACATGTCGAACGACGGGAAGATACCGAAGAAGGATTTGTACAGTTTCTCTCTATTTTGAATAATGTTCTCCCTCAAGATGAAGACGTAATCAACGTTAGCGCGTAAGGCTGGTGGGAGGTCCATGACATACTGCATCGTCAGCATGAAGAAGATCTTCCAATGACGTCCGTTCATGAAACACTGACGAATACACGTGTCTTTCAAGAATTTCGAGTCGTACATGCAATCGTCCAACAGCATGAAGGTACCACAATTCCCCGTCTTGCCCCCACCGATCAGTTTCTTCTGCCTGGCCATGACCCGTTCGATGGCGTCCCTGTCGTAATCGCCGTACACGAAGAGGTCGGGTATGAACTCAGAGTAGAAGTGGTTCCCCTCCTCGGTCCCCGAGAGCACGATACCAGCAGGAAGGTGTTTCTTATGGAACATGATGTCCTTCACCAGAGTGGACTTACCGGTGTTTCTCTTCCCAATGAAGACGCATACCCTGTCGTCGGTCATCTTCTCGGGTTTGAATTTCCTCAACTGGAGATTCATTGCTAGTATATTTCGGGGTTTTTTCGGAAACATTTTATCGCGTATGAAAGTAACATGTTGATGCGAACCGGATTAAACGGCTCGACGGAAGACGTCGCCGAAAGGTACATCTCCACGATGGTGGACATATTTCTGCCCGTGCTGGAACAGAGCATGGTGATCGCGGGGCACTACTCGAAAGGGTGCGAACGAGACGTCCTTCTTCCTGAGGATGTCGAGTACGCAACCAAGTATTGTGCCATGCGCAAGGTGGGTCAGACGCTGGGGAGTACCATGCCCGAGATATACGAGGGCGACTCTGACGATTCGGGATCCGAGATCGAGGAGGTCCCGGTGGAGGAGTGCCCCGAATTCGTTCGATACTCAGGAGACGACCCTTTCCTGAACGAAGTCAACCTGGCGTACGACACGTGGGACACGTGGGTCCCCCAGAGTCCGGCGGAGGAGATGTTAAAAAATGCAGTGGATAGTAATGAACATCTCGGAGCCTGAGCCGTGGTCGTTTAACAACGACGACGATCAGTTCAAGAAGTACGAATCGACGGAGAGCTCGACCGACGATTCGGACGACGAGGAAATGTTTTCAAAGAGGGTTAAGACCAAAAAGTTTAAGAAGATCGTGAACGACGACGAAAAACTGTCGTTCGAATGATTTTTTTTTCGTAGACTATAGTATAACAACCATGTCCGCTGCTATCGAGACCGTCAACCTCGTTTCCCAGGAGCTCTCTTCCCAGACCCTCAACTCCATCGTCGCGGGTTTCTCTTTCGCCGCCGCGATGTCCTGGATGGACTTCGTTCGCTGGTCCATCACCCAGGTCGTGAAGGTCCCCCGCAACGGCGGCCGCCAGTACGTGATGACCGCTTTCCTCACCACCCTCCTCTCCGTGGTGGTCTACCTCGTGGTCAGCACCGTCAACCGTCGCGTCTCTAAGCCCGCGCAGCCCGTCTACGCGATCACCCGCTAAACGACTCGCTTCTTACCCATAGACAGTATCAACAGGATACCAGTGAAAATGATCAGGCCGATGTAAATGTATTCGACCTTGTAAAGATTCCCCTTCTCTTCGGGAATGCTTACAACGGGCAACGGCTCATCTTTCTCTTCATCCGGTGGCGGCGGCAGGGGTGTCAAATTTTCCAATTTGTCGGTGGAACAGGTGATTTCGAATTTCAGGACGTGATTCTGGTTCCTGAAATCATAAGGAATCAAACGGCCTTGACTCATATAGAAAAACTCGATGCGAAGTTCCTTCACGGATTTAAGAGCGCCGGAGTGGAAAGTGTGCGTGACCTTATCATCCGCGCCGCTCACGTTCACAAAGTCGGTTCCGTCCATGAGGATATGTCCCGTGTAATACGGTTCTGACACGTACACAGACTGATTAAACTTTTCAGACCCAGACGAGATGCGTAGCACTAGGGAATTAGGACCCGTAAAATTAGCCGCACCGAATTGATTACCGGGCATTACAATATCTATGGGTGGCAGGCCCAGTATGTCGTGTATGTTTGTATTTTCCGATTGTCCGCCACCGTTTCCAGACGCGAATAAAAAATTGATTTCCCCACCGACGGGAGTTCCCATACCAAAACTATTCTTTGACGGGATATATTGAATATTGAAATCCGGATGGAATAATGCCGCTAGCTCCGTACCCGTGTAATTTCCAGGGGGAAATGTTACTCCGTATGTATTTCCACCCTGTGAATAACTGAAACTTTGATTCGACTCATTTATCAATAGTTGCGGACAAGGTACGCGTCCACTGATTAATTTGATCTGCGACACGTCGTATATAGCATCGTCAAGAGTCACGGTGTAATCATTCGGGTTCGGGTAAAGTGCGGGATCACGTTGACTGCTGTCGATCGCGAAGTTATGAACCTTCATTAAAATAGGGGAACAATATTTTAATGAATGTTTTCGTGTGAGTGTTGAAACGTTTACTCGTAGAATCGGTGCGCGAGCGGGTTGTTCGCCAGCTGCCTCTTGGCGATCTCCAGGTTCTGGCCCTTGGCGTGGGGGTTGCCCTGCCCCTTGTACGCGTTGAAATTGTGGTAGGGTTTCTGCTGGTAGTTCTGCATCCACCCGCCGTTCGGGGTCGCGAACCGTCCGTCGATGCGGCTCGTGTCGCTTCGAACGGCCGTCACGGTACCGCCCTGCTTGAGCGCCGACTCGCGAACGTTCATGCGACCGGGGTTACCCATGCGGTTCGGCATCCCGCGCTTGTCTTCGGGCCTAAAGCCGTACTTCATGAGTTGCTCGTTGGTCTTTCCGTTCATCTGCACGGCGGCTGTGTTGGTGTAGCCGCCCACGAAGTTCGAAATGCCAGGTGCCGGCTGATTGTTATACATGAGCTGCGCGCCGTTGTTATCACTCTTGAACCGCGTGGGATCCTGTGCGGAGGTGAGGCTGGAGATGACACGCTTCGCGGGGGCGAAC